GCGATAATTTAGCATAAATCACGAAAACGGATTATGTATTCGCATATTAATCCGTTTATTTTTAATGGCAAAATATATGGTCAAAAAAACACTTAAAGGCTATTTTAAAAGTTATAACAAAGATACTGATTTAATTGAATTTATTGCTTCAACAGGTAATGAAGATTTGGAAGGAGAGGTTATTGATTCAAAAGGGTGGGATTTAAGCAATGTAGGCAAGAATTTGCCTCTTTTATGGTCACATGATGCAAGAGAATTGCCTATTGGCAAAGTGGTTGAAGCACGAATAGATGATAATAGCTTGATTACAACTGTTTCATTCGCTAATAAAATAAACGATTTTGCCAAAAAGGTTTATGAACTTGTTAAGGCCGGTTTTTTAAATGCCGTATCAGTTGGCTTTATTCCAACAGCGTATGATGCCGAAGGTAATATGATTAATCAAAAACTTTTAGAATTGTCGGTTGTAAATGTACCGGCCAATGAGGAGGCTTTGAGAAGTGAAATGTATCAGGCTTTTTGTAAATCTTTAAAATCTTGCGAAACAGACTTAGGTGATTTTGAGAAAATGGAGATCGTAGATACTAAGCCGTTTCCAAATGAACATTCCTGCCGTTTGAAAGATCCGGCGCAGTTTGATACTTGCCGGAGAGGTAAGCGTAGTCATGACGGTAAACAGTATTCAATTATATTTTGTAAAAAGAAAGGCGGTAAAATGGAGGAACAGGCTTATCGTTATTCAAAGGATACTTGGACGGCTAGTGAAGCTCGTACTCATTGCAAAGACCATAAAGGAAGTTTTGAGGCGGCAGCCAGCGAATCGCAACAAGAAGATATTGAAAAAAAGGAAGGCCGTGTAATTTCAGAAAAGACGCGTAACAGTATTCGTATCGCCATTGATGCTTTAAAACAGGCTGGCACTGCATTAAGCGATTTATTAAACATAACAGAACCACCTGCCAAAAAGGGTGGCGTTAAGATAAAAGAGCAACCGGATAATAACCGTGATAAGCGGATTATCAAGGCGGCTCGGACTGTGGATAAAATTGCTGAGGCGATTATCCACGAACTTAAGAAAGGGGGTGAAAATAAATGACCGAAGAAAATAAACCGACAACAGAAGAACAAAAACCAGAGGAAAAGGTAGAGGATAAACCAGTTGAAGATAAACCAGTTGAGGACAAGCCGGCTGAAACATCAACTGAAACACCGCCAGCCGAAGAACCATCAAAAGAAAGTGAAGAAGATATTGATAAAAAAGTACAAGAGGCTGCCGATAAAGTTATAAAGGCTATCAATGAGAAACAGGCTGCTATAAAGAAAAAAGCTGATATTGAAACCAAGAAAAAAGCTATGCTGGAAGGTGATAAAATTGAGGTCAATTCCATTAAGAAAAAAATCTATACCACTCAAAAAGGTAAAGAAGTTTTTGCTACATTGGATGAGGCTAAAGCAGTTCAAAAATGGTTTAGGGGCTTAATGATGTTTAAAAAAACCAAGAGTCCTGGATACTGGACAGAGATGGAGGATGGTTTTCAACAATGTGAAAAGATTGCAATTCATCAAAAACTAGAACCTCTTAATACAGTTACGGCAGCTGACGGCGGAAATTTAGTGCCGACAATTCTGTATAACAAGATAGTTCCGTTTTTAGAAGATTTGGCAATGATAAAACCAAATTCATATTTGATTGATATGACTGGAATTAAAACTCTTGATATTCCTAATATTGCTGCTGGCGCGCATGTGGCTTGGAATTCTGAAATGGCAAAAAAGACGACTACTTCAATGGTATTTGGTAAGCAAAGTTTAACTCCATATATTTTGGCAGGTATTGTCGTTATCACACAGCAAATGATTGATGATGCACCATTCCCAATGATACAGATTATCTCGCAGGAATTAGCCAGAGTTATTGCTAGGGAAGAGGATGCTGCGTTTGCTTCAGGTTCAGGTACAGGACAGCCAACAGGTATTGACACTTATACCCCGATTGGAACAGTATCTGCTAATGATGCTTTAGCATTTAATCATTTTATAACAGCGTTGTATAGAATGCCGCAGGCTTATCGTCAATCTTCAGGTTTACGCTGGTTAATGCACCGCAATAATATTGAGTTAGCTGCAACCTTAGCTGATACTACAGGTAGGCCAATATTTGATTTATTGAATCCGATGTCAAATATTCTCGCATCACCGCGATCAGGTCAGATTTTGGGTATTCCTATAATTGAAAACAATGACATATCCGAAAAAACCATTTATCTAGTTGATTTACAGAATTACTGGATTGGTTATTCAAGACAGATGTCTATTGATATTGCTACTGAAGCAACCATTGGCGGAAATATAGATACCGCGAAAGGTGTTTATATCGCCGGCAATAATTTGTGGGAACGCAATGAATTAGCTGTAAGGGCGGAGGAAAAAGTTGATGGAGAATTGGTAACGACCAGAGCTTTGACTACCATTACCGATACCAGACCGTAAATTAAAGTTTTTGATACTTTGCCTCATTTTCCTCAGAGGATGGGGCGGAGGACAAAAATAATAATTTAAAAATTTTATGGCAATAAAAGCATATAAAGGAAAGGAAATATAACGTGGCAATCGTAAGTTATGGATTAACAACTGTCGCAAGATTCAAAAGTTTTATTAAAAAAACTACTGTTGAAGATGACACTTTAATTGAAACAATTATAAATATTGTTTCTGATATTGTGGAGAATTATTGCGATAGGCGGTTTTTAGAAACTGCTTATACTAATGAATATTATGATGGTACTGGATCTAACCAATTGTTTTTAAAACAATATCCGGTAAATAGCGCAGAATCCTTTGTTTTAGAGGAAAGGGATACTGACTTAAATGATTCAAGTTGGAGTTCAATTGATTCTGAATGGTATCATGTGGATTATCTCGCTGGTTTAATTGAGTTAGTTGCTAATAGATTCAGGGAAGTGCCGAGAAAATATAGGGTTAATTATACCGCCGGTTATGCGTTTGATAATGTAACGCCAGGTGCGACTTTGCAAAGCGTGGGAATTGGCGATTTGGAACTGGCAGTCTGGATGCTGGCAAATAATATTTATGAAGATAAAGGTATGGTTACCGGAATAAGATCAGAGAGTATCGGTAATTACGCTGTGACTTACGCTGATGAAGCATTATTAACTCCTAAAATAAAATTAATTTTAGATCAATTTAAAAGACCTCATTTAATGTAAAAATTATGAATGAAACTTTTGGAAAATTTGAAGGAAAAGTTTTAGAAAAGTTAAGTAATATTGAAAAACAACTTACTAAAAAAGTTGATAGAGCGGAATTTTTACCAGTTAAAATGATTGCCTATGGTATGGTTGGTCTAATTTTAGTAGCAGTGATTGGTGCGATAATCGGTAATGTGGTTAAAGCACTTATATTATAAAATGCCGTCAATAAATAAATATTATTTTCATTCGGTTGTTATCAGGCGTGGTGTTGATGTAGCCGGAACTAATAGAAGAAATTATCAGGCTACCGGCACTTGGGACGTTCATTTACAGAGGATTGATGACAGGAATTCTAGCGTAACAGCACAGCTATACGGCGCTTCACATCTGCTCTGGTGTGATATTTCAACGGATATTAAAGATGGCGACCAGGTATTTGATGAGAACGACAATGTATATTTGGTAGTGGCGGTCAGGATTGACGGCGTGGATTGGGCGATTAACCAGCATAAGGAAATTTATTTAAGGGAATATAACAAATGAGTATTAGTATAAAAATTCCCAACCTTCCTAAATTTCAAGCCGCCCTTAATAAATCTCCACAATATACTGAAAAAGAAATCAGAAAAGCGTTTGAAGAATCTTTATATCAGATAATTAGAGAAACAAAACCACTAACGCCGGTTGATACAGGATTATTAAGAAGTTCAATCGGTCAGCAAGGTAGTAAGGGAATATTCAAAATAGAAAAAATGAAAGCCATAGTTGGCACAGCTATTAAATACGCTGTCTATGTTCACGAAGGTACTCGGTATATGATAGGCAGACCATTCTTAGAAACTGGATTAAAAAAATCTGAAAGTAAAATAAAAGGATTTTTTAAAGACGCAATTAATAATGTTTTTAATAAAATAGCAATGCAATCAAAATAAAATATGGCGGATAAAACTTACCAAATAATCAGGGATCAATGCAGGGATAAACTTTTATCTTTATCTGAAATTCAGGAAGTGGCGCGTTATCCCAAAAGGGAATTTACCGGTTATCCGGCAGCGGTGTTAGCGCCGGCTGACGGAGACAGCGAATGGGAAACTAATGTTGAGCATGAAAGGGTTTATGCGTTTAACTGCGAAGTATTTTATGAAACAAAAGGGATTGGAAATGATGAAGCACTTGATAGACTTATGGAAATAGCTGATTTAATACTTGATGAGTTTGCTGAAGATACGCAATTATTGACTCCGGCAGCAATTTCTTTGCCGGCAAAAAAAACATTGATTACAGTTGATCCAGTATTTGCAGGTTGGGAAGAAGTAGATGATACAGAACTTATAAAAGTTACAATATTAATTAAAGTGGTCGTCAGTTGTGACATCACTTAAAGGAGAATAAATTTATGGCAAAAATAATCGGCGGGAGAATGGATATAGCAATCGCCCGCGAAACAACTAGAGGTCAGGGAAATATAACTAATATGTATTGGCTACCCTGGACAGCTTCAGATTTTGACGACAAAGTAACTAAATATGTATCAAATGAAGCGCTTGGCGTAATTGATGATACTGCTGACCAGTACATTACGGAAAGGTGGGGTGAAGGGAATATTGAGGGAGAAGTTAGAAGCAATTCTTTTGGGCTTTTATTGTATGCGGCTTTGGGAACTTGGACACCGGCTGCCAATGGTGCGGCTTTTGACCACGTTTTCACAGTGGCGCAGACTAACCAACATGCCTCATTGAGTATTTGGTTTAATGACCCGAATGGAGATTATATCTTTGAACTGGCTATGCTGGAAAATCTTGAAATTACTCTTGAATCAGGACAATTAGCAACTTTCACAGCAGGGTTCGTATCAAGGCCATCACAGACTACTTCTATGACAGCAGGCATTGAGGAGATACCGACAAAAGCGACTCTGGCTGATGAGAATAAGTTTATCACGACCAATGCCTCGGTTAAAATTGCAAGTGATAGGCAGCATATTGGAGAATCAGCAGAAATTCTGATACAGAATATAAAAGTAACAATCGCCAAAAACTTGAAAAGAAAGCACGGTTTAGGTTCAGCCCAGCCAGATGACATTATCAATCAGACAATTTCTGTAGAAGGAACTTTTACCTTGCCTTATGAAAGCAAAGTTTATAAGGATTATATGCTTCAGGATACTTATAAAGCAATGGAAATTAGATTGGAAAACAGGGGAGTTGACTTGGGCGGAGGCTTGCATCCTCTAATCGTTATAGTCCTGCCGCGTGTTGGATTTGATGACTGGACGCCTGCAAGACCGAAAGGGGAACTTTACGAGCAGACCATTCATTTCAGAGCTTTTAGGGATGTAGCAAATAACGAGGATTTGATTTATAACATAACGCTGACTAATAATGTTGGACTCACTGGCTACTAATTAATTTAAAAATAGAAAACTATGAATGATCGTGAAACAACAAAAATTATCACTCCTGTTGGCAAGGTTGAGATTGTCTTAAAATCTTGGCTAACTGGTGGAGAAAAAATGGAGATGCTTAAAGTTGAACCTCATTTAGGTAATCAAACTGATTGGATGCTGAAAACAATTATTGTTAGTCCTGATCTTGAAGCCATTAAAAATCTGCATGGCAAAGATTTTGATTTTCTTTTACAGGAAATGAATAAGGTGGCGGAGGCTTCTAGTTGGGTTGAAAAAAAAAATTAATTGAACAGCAATATAGACGTGTTAAAAGAGCAGGAAGTGGATATGTTGAACCTGAATTAAATATTGTAAATATCTGCCAGTTGATGAAATGGGATTATTGGACATATTTAAAACAACCTGCTTGGTTTATAGATTTACTTATAATGAAAATAAAAGTTGATAATGAATATGCGGAAATCCAAGCTAAAAAATTAAGTTCAAAAAATGGCTGATATAAAATTACAAGCAATCCTTACTTTAAAAGATAAACTTAGTAAACCATTAAAAGATAATGAAAAGTCTTTTAAGAAATGGTCAAAAGCGGCAGTAGCTGCAGTTGGAGCTACTACTGTTGCTATAGGTGTTAAAGCTGTTAAAGCAGCCATTGATTATGAAAGTGCCTTTGCCGGAGTAAGAAAAACTGTTAATGCAAGCGAAGAAGAATTTAAAAGAATGGAAGATGCGTTTATTAATATGTCAAAACAATTTCCTACATCAGCAAGTGATTTAGCAAGGATTGGTGAATTAGCAGGTCAGTTAGGGATTAGAAAAGAAAATATAGTTGATTTTGCTAAAACTATTTCTGATTTAGCAGTTACAACGAGTTTAACGGCAGAAGATGCAGCAGTATCTTTTGCTCGTATTATTAATATAATGCAAATTAGTCAAGATAATGTTGATAATATGGGCTCATCTGTTGTAGAACTTGGCAATAATTTTGCCACTACTGAACCAGAAATCATAAATTTTGCTACTAGGATTGCCGGTGCTGGTAAAGTTGCTGGATTGAATACTGCTGATATTTTAGGTATATCAACCGCATTTAGTTCAGTTGGTGTTGCAGCTGAAAGAGGTGGAACTGCTGTCAGTAAAACATTATTTAAAATGGCAGATGAAGTTGCCAGAGGTGGTGAAAATCTTGATGCTTTTGCTCATATTGCAGGTTTAACGAGAGATCAGTTTGTTACTGCCTTTGAAAAAGATGCTGCTAATGCTTTTAATTTATTTGTGGCCGGTTTAGGTGAAAGGGGAATTGAAGCTACTGGTTTATTAGAGGAATTAGAATTATCTGATGCTCGTTTAGCACAAGCATTTATTTCTGTTGCTGGCGCTGGTGGAATTATGACAGAAGCAGTTAATACTTCTAATGTAGCCTTTGCAGAAAATATAGCCTTAACAGAAGAAGCTGAAAAACGATATGCAACAACTGCTTCACAATTAGAAGTATTGAAAAATAATTTTAATGCTATTTTAGTTGAAGTTGGAGAATATTTTAAACCATTTTTAGATGATATACTTAAATTATTACAAGGTGATTTAGGCAGAACTTTCGTTGATGATTTAGGAGATCAGTTAAAATTATTATTTAGTCCATTTACAAAAGTAATTGGCTTTTTAGATGATATGAGTGAAAAGGCTCGTTCTGCTATAACTCAAAGTCCAATTAGTTATTTTGGTAAAAAAATATTTGGTAAACAAGCCGGTGGTTATGTATCTGGCGGCACTCCTTATGTGGTCGGTGAAGGCGGGCCTGAGATGTTTGTGCCGAGCCAATCAGGAAACATAATACCTAATAATAAGCTCGGCGGCGGAATAAATATTAACTTTAATAATCCAACAGTCAGATCAGACAGTGATTTAGAGGCAATTATATCGGAAGTTAAAAGAGTATTGAACCGCGAGCAGGTAATTTCACAATTAAGAATATAAAATAAAATGGCCAGAGTATCCATAGAATATGACGGAAATTCCCTGCAGACTGCTAATATTATTACACAGGAGATTGAACACGAAAGCGTTGATGGAAAAAAATTAGATTTACAGGGATTAGCGACCAGGGATGGCGCTAAACTTTTAGCGGCAAATTTCAAACCGAGGATTATCCGTTTAAGAGGGTACATTAAAAACACAACGCAGGCTTTAATGGAAGCGGCTATTGATGATTTTAAAGAGATATTAAACGCTACAACCAAACATCTTGATATTGGATATGCCGGCGGTACTAGGCGTTATACTTGCGATATGGCGCGGATTACTTTATTGCGCGAGCATTTTAATGTTACTTTTGCTGAATGGGAAGCTGAATTTGTATGCGCTAAAACGCCCTTCGGAACAGCACTTGACACTACTTCAATGGAATATTCCCACACTTCTTTGGCTACGGCTTGGGAGTCATTTGTGGCAACAGGAACTTATAAACCAAAGCCGAGAATTGTTATTACTTTTACCGAAGTGGCTGGTATTACAAAGGTGAGGGTTAGGAATATAACAACCGGCGATTGGATTGAAATTGATAATAATAATGAGTATGCCAATAACGATCAGATTATAATTGACTGCGACCAATATACAGTTACCTTGAATGACGT